AATAATATGTTCTACAAAAGAGCATGTGCAATTGTTAGAGGAGAGAAAGATCCCTTGGCGAAGTTTCTTGGAGACGAGAAATAATGTTTAAAGATTGGGGAAAGGGTGTTGAACCGCCAGAAAGATTGGGTCGTGAAGAAGTCCAGGAGATGATCGATGCTGCCATACGAAAGCATAATCGTAATGCTTCGATTATTAGTATGTGTGTTGGCTGGGTTGTTCTTGCACTTTTTGCTGAAGGTCTTCTTCGACTTATCGGAGTAATTCCTCCTTTACTGCCATGGTTACAAATAAAATTGTAGAGTGGGTAGGAGTAGTAACACTATTCCTTTTTGGCATAACAATGATTATTCAAGGTCATTTTATATTTCATGGTAAACATGGATATAAACATTCTGAACGTGAAAAAGAAAAAATGAATAAGACTCGCAAACAAGTAGAAGATTTATTCAAATGACCGAAGAAGATTACGAACAGTTATTGGAAAGGGTTAAAGAACTTAGAATGTTATTACTATTTGAAGAACCATGTCCTCTATATGAGGAGATTGAAGATGGAATGGAGTGAATTTATTGAATTTATTTCCAGCATTTTATACCTTTATATTGCATGGTTAAGTGGAGTTCTTTTAGGTTATGTCATCGCTAAGAGAGAGTAAAACTCTCATACATAAGTCAAACAAATACTCAGAACTATCTCATGAGAGAATTCAATCAAAGAGAAACAGAGCTGCTGATTGATGCAGTTTGGATGAGACAGAGAAATTTTATTGCGGGAGATAAAAGATTTAAAGAATATGGTAAACTATTAGATGAATTCACGAATCAAAATCCAGATTATGTCCCAGGACAATACCGATAAAGTATGGAAAATCTACTAGGCAATGCCCTTGCAATCTTGGCAATACCCTTTGTATGTGCCACCCTCGCATTTGGACGATTTAAAGGTGACACGGTTTATTACGATTCGGAGGACTATAATGGAAACGGAACCGCACACTAGTGGCATTGTAATTTTTGGCGCTACTGGAGATTTGTGTAGAAGAAAATTAATACCCGCACTTTACAAACTCTGGCAGAAAAATCTTTTACCAGATAATTTTTTGATTACTGGTTGTTCTAGAAGATCTCCCAGTGCTAAAGAATGGAAAGCATCTCTAGGAGATTATCCAGAAGACTTTTTACATCGTCTGGATTATATCTCTGCAGATCTTGATAATGTAGAAACTCTTCGTCATTTGCCAGATTATCTACATGATAATACTTACTTCTTATCTGTTCCGCCAGAGAGGTATGCAAATGCAATCAAAAATCTCAAAGAAGCAGGAAAACTTAACGACCCAGACCACTCCAGGGTGGTTATCGAAAAACCCTTTGGATACGATTATAAATCTGCTGATTGTTTACAATCTGTGGTGGCTGGACATTTACGCGAGAAACAAGTATATCGCATTGACCATTATCTCGGCAAAGATACTGTTAATAATATCCTTGCCACCCGTTTTAGCAATATATTATTGGAACCACTTTGGAACAGGCAGTACATAGAAGAGGTTCAGATCTACGCTACTGAGACTATTGGTTGCGAAGGACGTGCTCAGTATTATGAAACTGCTGGACAAGTTCGTGATATGCTCCAGAACCATGTTCTTCAGGTTCTTGCTCTCATTGCTATGGAACCTCCATGTCGCATGGATGCAAAGGAGATTCGTCGTGAGAAGACTAAAGTTCTTGCTGCTACTCATTTAGGGGAGGATATGATCCTTGGACAATACATTGGCTACAAAGCTGAGGATGGCGTTGATCCTGACAGTAACACTCCTACCTTCGTTGCTGGTACTTTATATTGTGATAACTGGCGTTGGCAGGGAGTTCCTTTTCGCGTCATGACTGGTAAGCGTATGCCTTATCAGTGTGTAGAAGTTGTAATTAAGTTTAAAGCACCTCCACAACAATTATTTGAGGGAGAAGTTAAAGACAGAATCGTTATGAGATTACAACCTCATGCACACCTTGATATTATGATGGATATTAAAACTCCTGGAATGAGTAAAGGTGTAGAACCAGCTACTTTGACTCATAGATATCCAGATTGGTTGGGAGTTGATGGTTATGAAAAACTTTTATTTGATGCCATTAATGGAGATCAATCGCATTTTGTACATGCTGATGAAGTAATGGAATCTTGGAGAATTGTCGATGATTTACTTTGCACTGGGGATAGTTGCCCCATACGTACTGATCCTTATATCTATCATTCTGGCACATGGGGACCAACACAAAAAACAGAACTAATTACTAATTGGGATTATCCAGCATGAGCACTTTATTTGTATTTGTTTTTATTGTTCTACTTGTTTCGGCAATGGAACTTACTTGGCCAGGTAGGTATCGGGGATGATGCATCAACTAGGACATTTTTCTAGGATGGTCATGGAAACTCCATGGTGTCTTGGAGTGATGGGGTTTTGTCTTGTATTTGTTCCCATCTTGGGTATGTGGGCAGTTCATAAGTATGAATGGGAGCATTGGGAACCACTTGACAGATTCTTTAAGAAGTAATATAATTACTTCGTTGAGATATCAACTGCGGCAGTCCCCTTTTGGTGGGTTCAGGACTGGCGGCGACAGGAACCTACCGCGACGGAATGTAGCTCAGTTTGGTAGAGCACTCGCTTTGGGAGCGAGATGTCGCAGGTTCGAATCCTGTCATTCCGATTCTTAGTAACTAAGATATGATTTATACTGATACTAAAAATGTTAGCAAGATAAATCGATTTCCCCATAGGATAGGTTATCTTGCAGAGACTATTCCTGATGACATTTACGACATATTGTTATCCGAATCAGAAAAAGCAAAAAATAATGATTTGCTTATGACTGATAAATTAGTCGGTCATTTGGAAGAGTCTTATGATCTAATGGGAATGCCTTTTTACAAGTTTGAAAAACTTGAAAGGTATTTGACTGGATTATGCTCTGAATATGAGGAAGAATTCAATTTAATGAAAATGTATCCCATACTTTCGAGTTCAAAGACACTTTCTTTATCTTTGAAAATGTTATGGGTCAACTATCAGAAAAAGTATGAATTCAATCCCGTTCACAATCATACTGGTCTCTACAGTTTTGTCACTTGGTTGAAGATTCCTTATAGTTGTAGGGAAGATGAATTTAAAGTAAGTAGGGGAAATCCGAAAGAAAAATATCCAGGAACATTCAACTTTTTCTTTCCCAACAGTGTTGGGGACATTGAAGAAGATACAATGGAATTAGATAGTAGTTGGGAAAAAACTATCCTAATCTTTCCTTCTACGCTCAAGCACTGTGTTTATCCGTTCTACACGTCAGATGAATACAGAATCTCTGTTTCTGGTAACTTCTATCTGGATGTTCAGAACGGATACGAGACCTACTGATCCTTGACAACCTGCCAAATTTTTCCTATAATATGCAGGTAAACCAAACAAATCAATGGCACTGACGGCAAAGTTCAAAAAAGAGATCAGCACTCTTCGTGCTGCTGCATCTGGGGACATTTACCTTGATGTGAAGAATCCAAAACTCTTTAAAAAAGTTCGACGCTTCTATGAAAACTCTGGAGTAGTATTCTCTGGAGATGCACTCGATGATTATGAAATCTTGATTGACTGCATTGTTCGTGATCTTGAATCTGCTGAGGTTGCATGAAAATTCTCCTAGAGCGTTTTCCCTATCGTTATGTTGAGTGTGGAACCCTAGACAACGGATTCCCCGACTATCGCATTCAAAAAGCAAATAGTTGGACCAAACGCTACAGCGATATGTATCTTCTTGACAATCAGATGCAACTTCTGACTGCCATAGATGATTTTGAATACACAAAATGGTTAGATCCAGAATGTGTCCCTTGTTATATAAAAGACGATGTAGTCGCGGAGTGACTTAAAAACTGCCCTGGTCGGGATGGGTTTAACGACCCCTCGGGTTTCCTAGTTCCTAAAACTAGGTGGTGGAGTCATTGACCCTCTAATGGTTTCTTGCTTCCTAAAAGCAAGTGGTGCGGATGGGGTTACTCCCGCTCAGGATTTAGTTATTACCTGGTCAAAAAAATAACTTGGCGTGCATGAAAGACCTAAGAGGACGGTTGCGTAAACCGTCCTTTTTTAGTATAATCTAAGAAAGATAAACCATACATGAAAGTTGCTCTAATTACTGGTATTACTGGGCAAGATGGATCATACCTAGCAGAGCTTCTACTCAATAAGGGATATGAAGTTCATGGGATTGTTCGTCGATCTTCCCTGATTAATACTCATCGTATTGACCATTTGTATCAAAATGTTAAGTTACATTACGGAGACTTAACAGATTCTACTAATATAGTCAGAGTCATTCAAAAAGTTCAACCAGATGAAATTTACAATCTTGGTGCTCAGAGTCATGTCAAAGTATCCTTTGAAATGCCTGAATACACTGCGGATGTGGATGCTGTGGGAACTCTTCGCATTTTGGAGGCGGTTCGTCTCCTTGGTATGGAAGAGGACGTAAGAATCTATCAAGCATCTACTTCTGAAATGTTTGGACTTGTTCAAGAAGTCCCTCAAAAAGAAACAACTCCATTCTATCCTCGTTCTCCTTATGGGTGTGCGAAGGTATATGGATATTGGATTACTAAAAACTATAGAGAAGCATATGACATGTATGCTTGTACTGGCATTCTATTCAATCATGAATCTCCTCGTCGTGGAGAGACTTTTGTAACTAGGAAGATTACTCAAGCATTGTCCAAAATTTCTGTTGGACTTCAAGAGCATTTGTATCTCGGCAATCTGGATGCAAAGCGCGATTGGGGACATGCAAAGGATTTTGTTAGAGCAATGTGGTTAATGCTTCAGCAAGAAAAACCTGAGGATTATGTCATTGCTACTGGACAACAATATTCTGTAAGGGAGTTTGTTGACAAAGCTGCTCCTTACTTTGGTATGAAGATTGAATGGATGGGGGAAGGAGAAAAAGAAGTTGGATTTGATTGGAATACTAAAAAACCAATCATCTATGTAGACCCTAAATATTTTCGCCCAACTGAAGTTGAGTCTCTACTTGGAGATTCTTCGAAAGCAAAAAAAGAACTTGGTTGGGAACCAGAAATTTCTTTTGATGAACTAATTGAGGACATGTGTATCTATGGACAGTAATAGTCGCGTTTATGTTGCTGGCAATACGGGTCTAGTTGGTTCAGCAATCGTTCGTATGCTCCATATGAAGGGGTATACCAATATTCTTTCAACACCATCAAGTCATTTTGACTTGCGTAGGCAAGATGACGTTGAGAGATTTTTCAAAAATAACGAACCAGAGTATGTCTATCTTGCTGCTGCTAAAGTTGGCGGTATTGGTGCTAACAGTAATTATCCTGGTCATTTCATTTATGACAAC